TAGGAATGATTTGATTGCAGATTTGTGACACGCAAACTTTTAGGAGCCAATCAAATTGTATGCATTTACAGATACAATATAGTTAACAAATTAAATTGAGAAATAGGGAGAGATTAAGATGAAAAAAGATGATATCACAATCGAAATGAGTAGGTTAGCAAGAGTAAAGGATGCTTTATTAGTTGTTGATAATGATGATGTTTTAGAGGAACGATTAGAAGTAGCGAAAGAACTTATCGATGAATTGCAAAATGATCCTGACTTCGATATTCGCTTTTTCCGTGCAAGTGTTTTAGAACACGCATATGGCATTTATGACGACGGAAAAGAATTGAAAATAGATGAATTACAGATAGAACAAAATATTATGTTAGAAAAGATAGAAAAAAGAGATGACATCGAACGTATCATCTTTAATAAATTAGATGACTTTGTAAATGAGAATCTAGCAGATGATGTTAGGAAAGCTGCATTAGAATTGCATTTTGTCTACAAAGACTATTTTGAAGTAATTGAAAAAAGATATTTTTATACTCCAGGTGAAAAATTGCCAGATGATATTTGGAATATTATCGTGAAATCTGATAAGCGTTTAACAGAGGTTTGGGATATTTTCACGGACGAGTTTGATTGTATATTGGATGATGAAAACGTAATTAGAAAATGGTAAAACACCGAGAAAACACCGAGAAAATAGGGGATAAAAAGGGGGAATTTTGATAATGAAATCAACGGTATTCTTAATGTACAAGCCCTTTGACAACCGCATATCGAAGAGGATTAGTACACCTATAGTGAAACGTTCTTCGCGAGAATGTCACGGTAACGTATACCGCATCAAAAAAGGGGCGGGCAAGGCGGTAAGAACCCGTAATGAGACGAAAAGACCAATTAATGAAGACATATTCCAGTGTGGCGGGTGTGATACTACTCGCATTCGTCATACTGTTTCTATTGTATTTATCAATCAGCTTGGGAGTCGTCCCCTAAGTTGATAATAAATATAATACTAGATGCCGTGTCTATGATTTCTACATTTGAAAATGGAATGGGTGATGGTTCATATGATTGAATGAATCGCACATTTCAAAAACTGTAGTACAAGAACAAAATCTTCGTCGATTTGAACGGCATTACACTTTCTAGTGATTACTGCGAATCTTCACTAGGCAGAGGGCTTCCGCTCTTTGTTTGAGCAAACATGAGGCAGTTCCCCCTCTGTCCCCTCCACATGTTTGTTCACGCAAGAAGCGGAAACTTCTTTTACAAATTTATATTTTGTATTCGTTCCGTGCTTGAAAATGATTACTATCTACTATAGGAGAGTTCCCATAGCTCTCTTTGAGCATATAGTACGCTGTATGTTGAAAGAGGTTATGAATCTCATACTTTGGGACTTGCTCCCCGGCGCAACTGAGCGCAGATTGATCACACAGGAATGGATTGACTCGAGGAACGATTCATTCCGACTCTACGGAGTATAAACAAGGAGAGCTTTCGCTCTTTTCTCGGTCACTGACACAAAGCGTGTAGCTTATATGATGATTGCGGTGATCGAGAAAAGAATGAGAGTAATCTTGTTCTTGAAGAGATACTTTTTTTGCCATTTGTTATCTCTCTTTTCTCCCATCCCCTTGAAAGAAGATAGTGATTAATGTCATTATCTTCTTTATTTTGTTATAATTTGTATATAACAAACGAAGGGGATGAAAAAATGACAGTACACACAGAAAACTCGGTTGTGGAAGGTTTAACGAAATGGAAACAAGAATTTATCGATTCTAAAGACAATAAAGTAGAGGAATTAGAATCGCTTAAGAATGAAAGAGAATTAGTTGTAGAAAAGAGACGTTGTCTGCAATCAGCTCAAGGATTAGTTGAAGAGAAAAGCGCGCGAAGAGAAGCGATTTCAGCTATGGTTGATGGTCTTGATAAACAACGAAGAGAGTTAGATAAGAAAATCGATCAAGTAACTACACAAATTAATATGATTGATTCCATTAATGAAGTAGTAATTGGCGAGATTGATAAAAGAATAGAGTCTAAATAAACAAAAGCATCCATAACGGGTGCTTTTTTCTTTGTTATATAGAATTTACATAATAAGCATCTTTAAAGGGTGTATTAGGTATAGTTAGGATTGAACATCATATAATGATACAGAAAGGTCTTTTCTAACATGCTGGTTACCTCAATGTGTATTATTAGCGCCTGGACAAGGGTGCTTTTTTTATTGCACCTTTTGAGATGGACAAGCATATATTGTAGTGTAGGACAACCTCTCTCAGGTCCTATTCAATACTCATTAAAAACTCCTACACATTTGGGCATCTACTAATGTGGATGCTCTCTTTTTATGCACGATTTGAATAGGACAAGCATATATTACAGTATGTGGTGACACCACTTTATATATCAGAGCACCTAACAATTGTGGGTGCTCTTTTATTTCGTACATATTGGACACCTAAAAAGGGAGGATGAAGAATAATGGAAAGCAACTCAAGTATTATCATCAAAAATAAATCAAGTATTAGTATTACCACGACTGTAAGTAAAGGTGATTTAATTTCTACTATTAATCAAGATACAGACCGTATATGGATTAAAGCTAAAAAAAATAATATTGATGGAAAGGTTGATAATAATGGCTAAAAACAAACTTACTATCAAAGTAGATGCTGATACGACAGAAGCATTAAAACAAATGAAGGAAGTAACGGAAGCCGCTAATGAATGTGTGGCTGCGTTGGAGAAGTTGGAAACGGTTATGAATAGAATTACAGGTAAAAGTAAACCAATCAAATATTTTCCTAAGGTTGGTATTGAATTATGCGGTGAAGTGAAACCTTCAGACATCATACAACGAATTAATAATACAGAAGAAAAAATCTGGATTTAAGTTGTGATTAAACCAATAGCAATTATCCTAGGCACTGCCGTGATCGGTACAGCGTCTTATTTTATTTTGCGAAGGGAGTGATGGGATGTTTTGGTTAGGAGGACTTACAGGATATCTTGTAGGTACACTTGTTACATTATTGGTGATCTACTTCGGATATCGGATTGGTGAGATGAGTCAGTGAAGAAGGAAATGGAGTAGTTGAAAGCGTTAAAGAATGATAAGGGGTGAGGGGAATGTGGGGTCCAGTAACTGGAAGAGACGTACTAGAGTTCTTTTGGGAGTATAAGTGGTATGTACTGAAGATGTCATGTATTCCCTTCTTAATCGGATTAGGAACAGGGTGGATTATATGGGGATGACTAGAGAAGAAATGATTCGATTCGTCATTGAAGGCGGAAAAGAGTTTGGAGAAGATTACACTCTTAAAGGATTAGAGAATATGTCCGATGAAGAATTGAAGAAAGAAGTTGAATGGGTGGATTATCTGTTAGATAAGTAATCCTAACAAAACAAACAACTCAACGAACAAAAATAGAGATAGTTAACAAAATGCAGGGTGGTTTCACAATCCCTTTAAAATCAATACTTTGAATGTATACTTTTGTTAGTGGTTTTTGCTAAAACAGCTAAAACGCTATGAGTTCAATGAAATCAATGTTTTGAATGTAAACTAATGGGTAAAAGTTTACATTCGCACGAACAATTTAAACGATGAATTATTAAGTAGCGAATCCGCTGCTTTTTTATTTTATAAAGGAATTACCATAAGGAGGAGTTAGAGAAATGAAACTAAGTAAACAAGAACAAACAGTTATTATCGGTCAGTTAATAAATGTTATTGGTGTGGGGTTAGCAAAACAACGCATTGATCCACAGAAACTAGAAAAGGCTGTAGCTATGCATAACGAAATAAGTGATGATATGACACCGAAGCAAACAAGGGAAACGCTTATTAGTGTGTTAGATAAGACGATTGACGAATTCCTAAAAGCTTAAACAAAAAAACTAATAGAGTTTATCGTGAGGTGGTAGATGTGGCAGCAATTCCAACAAAAGTAATTACTTGTTCATACTGTGAAGGGACAGGGAAAGAAATAAATCATTTCGACCCACCAGTTATTGAACATAGAAGATCAATGACTGTGTTAGAACCACAACGGACAATTAGCGGCCGAGAGATATTAGATGATCCTTGTCCTGCTTGTAATGGAACATTAATGATTAGAGTAATTAAATAACTATTAAGGGATTACCGCGAGGTGGTGAATATGGCTAGGCAACGTAGCCCAGATCGTGACAAAGCATTTGAAATATATAAAGCAAGTAAAGGCGAGAAGCCGCTTGTTGAGATTGCCGAAGACCTCGGTATCTCAGAAGGTACAGTTCGAGGGTGGAAAAACAAGGATAAGTGGAACGATAAAATTTATGGAACGTTCCGTAAAAATGAAAAGAACGCTCCGGATAATACGGAACGTTCCGTAAAAACAGGTGCACCCATAGGCAATAAGAATGCAGTTGGTAATAAAGGTGGAGCTCCGAAAGGAAACTCGAACGCTGTTGGATTTGGTGCTCCCAAACAAAACGCTAATGCTGTAACGCATGGATTGTTCAGAAAGATAATTCCTAACGACGATCAACACGCAATGGAATTACTTGATGAAATACAAAATCATACAGAATTAGATATGTTGTTTAATTCCATTCAGCTGCAATACTTCAATATCCTCAATTCACAGCGCATTATGCATGTTCGTGATAAAGATGATATGTCACGAGAGGTTATTAGTGAATCGGAAGCTGGTGAATCTTACACTGTTCAATTCGCATGGGATAAGCAAGCTAATTTACTAACTGCATACGCAAGGGCCATGACTACATTATCTTCTATGATAGAACGCTTTGATAAGTTAGCTAATGTAGATGATGAGCGAAGATTGAAGTTAGTTCAAATGAAGACTAATATCGAGAAAACACAAGCGGATACTGACTTCGCACAAGAACGCGCAGCAAAACTCAAAGGTCAAAAGAAAGATACTTCATTACTCGATGCATTAATAGAAGGGCGTAAACAATATGAGCAAAACAGCGATTAAGTTTTCCCCTAAACAATTAGAAGTTATCTATCGGCCATATAATTACACCTTTGATGTACTTGAAGGGACGCCTAGATCAGGGAAGACAACAGCAGGGCACTTTCGCTATGCTGATTATTTGACATGGACAAGGGATACGAATCATTTGATTGTTGCTTATAACCAGGAGCAAGCACACCGTTTATTCATCGATGGTGATGGCACTGGATTACAAAACATATTTGGAAACTTAGCGGATATTAAACATGACGAGCGTGGTTCTCACCTTGAAATACACACTCCGAATGGCATTAAGCGTGTCTATTATAAAGGAGCAGGAAAAAGTAATAGTGTAGGTGCTATAACGGGTATGTCGCTTGGTAGTGTAGTATTTTGTGAGATTAACCTTCTTAATATGGGAATGATTCAAGAGTGCTTCAGACGTACATTCGCAGCGCAAGACCGTTACCATTTAGCGGATTTAAATCCTCCCGCCCCTAACCATCCAGTTATATCAGAAGTATTTGATGTACAAAATACACGTTGGACTCATTGGACTCCTGATGATAATCCGATTCTTACTGAGAAGAGGAAGCAGGAGATACATGAAATCCTTTCAAAGAATCCTTACTTACTGGATCGAGATTGGTATGGTAAACGTGTTATGCCACAAGGTGTTATTTACTCCATGTTTAGCATGAAAGATAACATCATTCCTGCTGTTCGTGGTCAGAGATACGAAATGTACTTCACTGCTGATGGTGGTCAATCAGATGCTACTTCATGCAGTTGTAATATCGTTGTTAGGTATGAAGATAAATTCAGATTGCTGCGTGTGGCTAACTACTATCATAGTGGGAAAGATACAGGGCAAGTCAAAGCAATGTCCACTTACGCAAAAGAGATTAAGAAGTTCGTTGAATGGTGTGTTAAGAAGTTTGAAATGCAATACACTGAAGTGTTTGTCGATCCAGCGTGTAAATCTTTAAGAGAAGAATTACACCTAATTGGTATTCAAACAAGCGGGGCAGACAACAACGCTCGTGATATAAAAGGTTCAAGCAAGGGAAAAGAAGTTGGTATCGAGAGACTTCAAAACGCCATTACTAACGAGCAATTTTTACTTGTTGAGTGTGATGAGTATGACCATTATAACTTCCTAAAAGAAATTGGGATGTATGTCCGTTTAGATAACGGAGAACCGATAGACGCTTACAATCACGCCTTAGATGAGGCAAAATATAGTAATAATTACTTCTATAACAACTATGTAAAATAAGGTGGTGATAATATGTTTAAAACTATCGCCAATGCGGTAAGGAGGTTGTTCACGAAAATGGGACTTATCAAAGGTATGAAAAAAGTTACCGATAACAGAAAGATAACTATCGATGAGGAATCGTACAAGCAAATAGATATATGGAAAGCTATCTATAGTGGTCATTTCGCTGAGTGGCATGATTTGAAATACCAAACGATTGAAGGACAGAAAACACGCCGTATGGCTTCATTGAATATGGCGAAAGTCGTATCTCAAGAAATGGCTTCTCTTATCTTCAATGAGAAATGTTCTATTAATATCTCAGATGAAACGCTATTCAATAACATCAAGAACGTTTTAGATGATAATAACTTTACAAGAGAGTTTCAGAGGTATCTAGAATACATGTTAGCTCTTGGCGGTATGGTTATTAAAGTGTATTGGGATAATGGAATTAAACTTTCTTATGTCACCGCAGACTGTTTTGTCCCTGTATCGTGGGATAACAATAAAGTTACTGAAGGTGTATTTATTAATGAATCCACTAAAGGCGACAAGTATTATACGCTGCTCGAATGGCATTTAATCGAAGGTACGCAGCATGTCATTAAAAATGAGCTGTATGAGAGTAAAAATAAGGGTGAATTAGGAACTAAAGTCTCTTTATCTATTCTGTACGCTGATTTGGAAGAAGAAGTTCGTATTGATGACTTATCTAAGCCGATGTTTGTGTATTTCAAACCGAATACAGCAAACAATTTCGACTTATATTCACCTTTGGGGATCTCAATATATGCGAACTCATTAGATGTATTAAAATCTCTTGATATCGCATTCGATAGCTTCCAAAGGGAATTCGTTTTAGGTAAGAAACGCATTATTGTACCTGCTTCTGCTATCAAATATGTAACGGATCCGATTTCTGGACAACAACAACGCTACTTTGATGCATCGGACGAAGTATATGAAGCGATGAAGTTCGAAGAAAACCAGGAAATAAAAGATATATCTGTTGAATTACGCGTTGAAGAACATAAAGCGGCAATAAATGCGCTGTTAAATTACTATTCAATGCAGACGGGCTTCTCTACCGGTGCATTTAGCTTTGATGGTCAAGGAGTTAAAACAGCAACAGAAGTTGTAAGCGAAAACTCCAAGACATTTAAAACAAAACAGTCGCATGAAACGATTATTGAGGATGGTATTCGCGACTTAGTGGATATTGTTATCGAAGTTGCTTCTTTATATGACGAATTTGAAAGCGCTGATGAATATGAAGTCACAGTAACCTTTGATGACTCTATAGCAGAAGATCAGGCTGCTGAAATCAATAAGCAAATCTTACTTGTTACCAACAATTTGACAACTAAGAAAAAAGCGATTATGAAAATTCACGGCGTTTCTGAAGAAGAAGCGACTCAAATGTTAGAAGAAATAACGGAAGAGAATAGAATGGCCCTTCCTGAAAATGTTGATTTCTTCGGATTGGAAGGGAATCAACAGAAAAATAATGATCCAGGAGCTGAGTAATCATGGCATTACCTCCTGAGAAATTACTGCAGCTCTCTATATTCGTAGTTGATATTTACAACGCGATTGAAGAAGAGTTGCTTTTAAACATGGCAAAAATACTTAAAAATGATATTGAATTGCTGCTAACTGCTGAAAACGCAGAGCAATATCAACACTGGAGAATGGTTCAGTTAAATAAATTAGGTGTTTTGAATCAACAACAAATCAATACCATCGCTCGACATAGTGGTAAAACGGCTGAAGAAGTGCATACGATGCTACAAACAGCCGGATATACTGCAGTCGAACAACACGAAGGCATTTATAAGAAAGCCGTGCAACTCGGTTTATTAGCCGCTACTTCTGTAGCACAAACAAGTACCGCTTTAATTGGCATTCTGAATGCATACGAGCGGCAAGCATTAGAGACTTTTAATCTCGTTAATACAACGATGCTTAAACAGGCTCAACAAGTCTATTTGGATATTTTAAATACAACGGTAGGCAAGGTGTTAGGTGGTGTTATAACACCACAACAAGCACTTAGACAAACTGTTTCCAAATGGGCTCAGAAAGGTATTCCTGCTTTTATTGATAAGGCCGGTAGAAAATGGAGTACAGAAGCTTATATAAACAACGTTACACGTTCTACTAGTAATAATGTAGCGAATGAGATGCAGATGAAACGTGGCGATGAATACGGTGTGGACTTAATAGAAGTTAGCAGCCATTTAGGAGCGAGACCGCTCTGTCGAAAATGGCAAGGCGCTATATATTCTAAAAGTGGTAAACATAAAAAATATCGCCCGCTGTCTGATACATCTTATGGTGAAGCAGCAGGACTTGGAGGGTGTAATTGTCGGCACCAATTCTACCCATTCATTGAAGGTGTATCGACACAACGATACGAGCCATACGACGATACTGAGAACGACAGAGTATACAAAGAAAGCCAACAGCAAAGACACCTGGAACGGCAGATAAGAAAAGCGAAGAAAGAAGTCAAGGTTATGGAAGCGTTAGGTGATCCAGAAGGCGTGAAAGAAGCGAAGAATAAGGTTTCGCAACGACAAGCTGCTATGAGAGAATTCATCAACCAAACGAAACGTAAACGTCAATATAACAGAGAACAAATTGTATAGGAGGAACTAATATGAATTTCGGACAAGCTTTAGAAGCCTTAAAACAAGGGAAAAAGGTGACACGCTCTATTTGGGGTGGTCATTGGTTTCTATCCAAGAATCCAGAGGTAAAAGAAGAACTGGACGCTGGATATGTAAGAGGATTTCAAACTCACGATATGATATTCGCTGTATTAAAAGATAATGGTGGGGTTGCTCCTGCTCAAGCGTACCAAGCTGATATGTTAGCAGAAGATTGGGAGGTTGTTGAATAATGAAAAACACGATTACTCAAGAAGATATTAATAGCATTTTAGAAAAGATTCATTGGACAGTAGAAGAGTTTCACGGCAAATGTACAGTAGTAGTCGCTAAATTGCCAAACGGATTTATTCTAACTGAATCAAGTGCATGTGTAGATCCTGCTAATTATGATGTAAACATCGGCATCGAATGCTGCAAAGAGCGCATCGTTAATAAAGTTTGGGAGTTAGAAGGATATCGTTTGCAATGTGAAGTTGCGGAAAAATCCTTTAAAAAGGAGGAATAACGATGGTTTATGTATTATTTTCTTTAAAAACTGACCCGCACATCAAGTTATCTATCGAAGATAAAAGTGAGCAAGATGTAATGAAATCACTTGAACCACAATTTAAATCAGGTTCTACTTACATCTACCTAGATAAAGCTATTATAGAAAAAGAACAAATCGCAGCTGTTCAAGTATCTGAGAAAGGAGTTTTTATAAATGTTCACAACTAAATATCGATTACCTTTAAATTTACAATTCTTCTCTGAGGGAGGAGAACCTACACAAACTCCACCTGAAGGAGGTGATCCTAATGTAACACCAGAAACTACACCACCAGCTCAAGAACCACCTGTACAGCCGCCTGTTACCTTTACACAAGAGCAGATGGATGAAGTGAAACAGCAGCAGGAAGCATCATTCTTGAAGAAACTTGGTGTGGAGAACTTAGATCAGTTGAAACAAACGGTAAAAGGTTGGAATGAATACCAAGAGTCACAGAAAACAGAGCAAGAAAAAATAAATGAAAAGTTAACAACCTTTGAGACTCAATTAAAAGAAAAAGATGAGTCTCTTTTTAATTCTCAGGCGCAAATAGCCGCGCTTAAATTAGATATCAAAGAAGAAAAGAACTTAAATGCAGTTATTACTCTAGCGAAAACTAAGGTTAATGATGATGTAGACATTACAAAGGCTATCGAAATGGTAGTTGAAGAGTTTCCACATTTTAAAGGTGTAGTGGAGCAGCCACCTGCAGATCCAGGAAAGCCGAAACCGACATTTTCAAACGGCCAACACCAACAAACGTCAATGACAGAGTCTGACAAATGGTTTGCGGCGTTCGGAGTTAAAAAGCAATAAGTTTTGATGAAGTCATTCTTTGTTGATGGCTTTTTGTTTTGAAAAAATTATAAAAAATAGGGAGTTGTTTTATACATGGCTACACTAAATTATGCTTCACAATATCAAGAAGTACTTGTTCAAAAGTTTTCGCAAGCATTAGCATTCGGAGCATTATATGCTACACCTAATAACAGCGTTGTAAAATGGACAGGACCAAAAACAATCATGATTCCACGTATTAAAGTCGGCGGTTACACTGATGTAAATCGTGACGTTGTCGGAAACTATACGCGCCGCGTTGACAATTCATTCGAACCAAAAACTTTAGGCCATGACCGCGAATTCCGTACTTTAGTTGATCCAGTAGACGTTGACGAAACAAACATGGCTCTTTCTATCGCTAATATTACGCGCGTGTTTAATGAAGAAGAAGCAACGCCAGAGCACGATAAATACATGGCTTCTAAATTATATGCTGAATTCACAGGAGCAGGGAAAACTGCTGATGTAACTGTACTTGATCCTGCAAGTTTCCTTACTGTATTTGATAACTTCATGGAACAAATGGACGAAGCAGAAGTGCCGCAAACAGGACGCATTCTTTATATTACGCCTACTGTTAAAAAGACTGTAAAAGCAGCTAAAGAATTACAACGTCAACTTGATATCTCTGGTACTAATGAAAAAGCGTTAAACCGCGGCGTATATTCGCTTGATGATGTAACAATCGTAACAGTACCATCAAGCCGCATGAAAACAGCATACAACTTTACGAATGGAGCAGTACCGGATGCAGCAGCAAAACAGATCAACATGATCTTAATTCATCCATTATCAATGGTAGCTCCACAAAAATATGAATTTGTTGATCTAGACACTCCAAGCGCATCAACAGGTGGCAAATACCTTTACTATGAGCGCAAATACTGGGATGTATTCATTTTAGGCGCTAAAGTTGATGGTGTTAAATTCAACATTACAGCATAAGAGAGGCTTTTATAGCTTCTCTTTTTTATTATGAAAGGAATGGTGGTTACATGAGTAACACAGTAAAAGTGCAACGATTGAATAAAGTATTACACATTGAAAAAGACTTCTTAGAAAGTTATCTGAATGATGGTTTTGATCAGATCGGCGAAGAAGGAAAGATCATCAAACGTGCTACTGGCGGCCGCAATGTTACTGTATCAGAGCATAACGCAGCACTTGATCGCATCGAAGAACTAGAAGCGGAATTAAAAGAGTTAAAAGCGCCTAAAAAATCTGCAGCCAAGTAGGTGATCACATGCCTTATATAGATGTTGATTACTATAATAACGATTACGAAGGGACTCAAGTCTCTGATGAAACGTTATTAAAAAGAATGATAAAAAGAGCCAGTGAGCAGATAGATAGCATCATAGGTTACAAATTACAAGGAGTTGACTTCGATAAAGTTGCTCCTTTTATTCGTGAGCAAGTCAAAAAAGCTACTGCAGCACAAGTTGAATTTCTAGCTATTAACGGCATTACTTCTGCAACTGTAAGTGAAGGCGGCGGCGGTTTCTCTGTTGGAGCTTATTCTGAGAATGGAATGAGTGCAGGAGCGGCAAGTGCACCTAGTCATTATGACCGTTATGCGATTACTGTAGTTGATTATCTGAAGCATACAGGACTTCTTTATGCAGGGATTGGTGTACATGGCTAAACCGATACGGTTATCATTGCTGATTCACACTGTAGATTATCTGGAATATACCGGAGAAGATGATACATGGGGTGGAAATGGTAACTATGCTCCTGCTGTAAGAATCGAAAGAGTAAGAGTGGAGCCTAAGAAGACTGTCGTATCTAACGGAAACGGTGAGAGCCTTGTTATGCAAATACTCTTATTTCATGATGCAGTTCATTCAACACCTGTTACTTTCGAGGAGAAGTCCAAAGTCATATTTAACGGAAAAGAAATGACCGTTAGCAAAGTCAGTGAATTTTATGATAGAAGCAATCTTCATCATGTGGAGGTACTGCTAGTATGATTCGTTTGAATATCCGAATTGATACACCTGATATCGAGGGGAAAGTAATGGAAGCTACTCAGAAAGCGCAATTTGCACTAGATCAGCAGGTGCTTAAAGACAGTAATTTCTACATTCCGAAAGATACAGGTGAATTAGAAAGATCTGGCGTTAGATTCAGCAGGCCAGGAGAGGGACATATTGAATGGTCAACACCTTATGCGCGACGCTTGTATTGGAATCCGCAATATTCTTTCTCTCATGACGCGAACCCTAATGCGATGGGGCTCTGGTTCGAAGAGGCAAAAGCTAGGAATGTAACGGATTGGGTAAGAATTGTAGAAAACGATATTAAGCGAAACTTATAGGAGGACAAACATGATATGGCTAATTGAATCGGTCAAGAAACATTTAACCACTACTTTGCAGCCGGGTATCCTATTTGCTCCTATAAAAGCCGATTTATTGGATATAGGAGCAAATGATACACCGCGAAAAAGTATTGCTATTAGAATGATTCCGTCAGCAGCAGGAGAACAATATTTCGAAGGTGAAAACATCAACAAGCAAATTCAAATTCTCGCAAAAAGTAGTAACCAACTGGAAGTAAACAACACAGTTGAATTTATTACAAGGGAACTAAATAACGTTCATAGGCGTGTATTTAACGCTATTGATGGCTCCTATACACTAAGACGACTCAATGTGTATGTGGAGCCTAATTTCGTTGAGAAGACAGCAGCAAATGAGTTTATATACACCGCACTTTTTTCTGCGGAATTAGAAATAGGAGGTAATTAATATATGGCATATCTGTTGAACCATCTTTATAAATTTGAAATCAATGTAGGAACGGAGTCTACTCCTAAGTGGGCTGTTATTGCTAAGGGTATCAAGTCAGTAGATCCCGATAATAACGAGGAAGTAGAAGAGGACTACTACTATGATGGTGGAGGCGCTTCTGAGCGTTCTGTTATTGGTTTCATGATGAGTTATTCCTTTGAAGGTCATCGTTCTTATGGCGATGAGGCTCAAGACTTTATCCTTAAGAAAGTTAACCAAATTGGAGACGCTCGTAAGACTGACTTTAGAGTGACTGAGCCAAACGGTGACAAATGGGAAGGTCCTTCAACTATCTCAGAGATCAAAGTTCCCGGAGGAGATGCGAATAGCAAGGGTGAGATTGAGTTTAATATTTCCTTTGACGGAGCTCCAAAATTTACAGAAAAAGGCGCAGCTTAATAGTTCTGCATTTCTCTTCCGTTCATGCTATCGAATTACACTGAGAGGGAGCTTGTATTGATTCCCTTCTCGGTGGATAGCTTTTTTAAAGTGACAAAAATAGTACAAAATATACTTTTAACTTATTCGAATAAATTAAAAACCTCGACGGAGGCAAATATAAAACCAAAGGGAGATAACCATAATGACTAACGTAGTAGAAAACAAGTTTCAATTTAACTTCGAGAAAACTTATAGAGAGATTGATGTAGCAGGGAAACTTTACAAGGTGAGCTTTGATGATGAGTCAATGTTCAAGTATCAAGAATGTTTCGTTGCTTACGAGAAGAAAGCCAAGGAGTTACAGGCTGAAGAAGTTGATATCCGTGAAGCTACTCCAGAACAACTACGTGATATGAATGCAAAGCAACGTGAGGTTGTAAAAGATGCTATCGAGATATTCTTAGGTGAAGATACTTTTGAGGAACTGTATAGGAAAGCAGGACGCTCTATTATGAATCTATTTAGTTTAGTAAATTATTTAACTAAACTAGTAGAAGCAGAGCTACGTGCTAAAGCTGGAAGTAACTTAGACGCATACTTGACTAACACTAAGAAGTAAGGTGATCGCTTATGGGACCGAGATTCTCACTCACAGAGCGTAACGTAGATGTAATAACTTGGGGAGGCGTGGCTATTGAGCTAAACCTTTCCTATGATAATATCCTCGTTATGCTGCAGCTATTCGATGATAAAACGGTGTCTGATAAAAGCAAACCTCTAATAGCCCTCAATATGCTTGTAGTAGAACGTTCCTTACTAGCTCAGCTAAACGGGGAACAACTTAATAAACTTCTCATTGATATCTTTAAAGCAAAGCTCAATATAGACCTTGATAAAAAAGAACGAGTCAATGAGATTACAAATAAGGATAACTCCACAGACGAAGCAGAAGAGGACGAGACATTCCAAGAGGTTCCTATAGTTGACTTTACTATAGACGCTGAACGGATTTTCTCGTCCTTTTTGTTTGACTACAATATTAATCTAATCGAGCAGCAAGGAAAGCTACTCTGGAACGAGTTCCTAGCTCTATTCAATAACTTATCAGAAGAGACAACTATGAAGACTGCTATTAAGTACCGCACTTGTGAAGTCCCTAAGAAGACCAAAGACAATGCGGACCAGGTGAAGGATATTAAGAAGAAAAAAGCCTTTTATGAGCTTCCACAAGCGAAGGCCATGAGAGAGGCTAGAGAGTTGAAAGCTTATGAGGACCGCATGAGACGTTACAAGGAAGCACGTAAGCAACTAGCTCAAGAAAACAAGGGTGTTAAACCTACAACAGATGATTAAGACCTCATAGCAGGGCTCCTGGAGACTCTTTAAATTAGACGAAAGGAGCGTGAATATACATGGCTGACGGAAGTGTAAAGATAGATGCCCGAATAGACAATTCTAATATACGTAGCGATGTAGAGAGAATCAATAGAGAGCTAGGTAGAATGGGTTCTAACATGAGCTCAGTAGCTCGAACTATACGAGATGCTTTTAATTCAGAGATAAATAATCTTGGAGGGAATGTAAGCTCAAATGTAAATAATATAAATGACCAACTAAGTAATATAGGTAGTAATGTAGGCTCTAACGTAGCAGATGTGAATGCTCAACTCAGAGAAATCGGGGCAGACATGACCACAATAGGACAAGCTGCTCGTAGGTTATTTGATGATGGGTTTAACCCTCTTGATAGCGATGTACGGGGAGAGGTTACACAAGTAAATGAGGAGCTTATCCGTATTGGAGCAAACATACAGTCTATTGTGTCCCAAATCAATAGTGAATACCAGGCAGAGATAGACAGACTCAGCAGTATTACACGTACAGAAGTTACAGAAATCAACAATGAGATTAATCGTATCGGGTCCAATATGGGAAACAACTCTAGAGAGATTACTCAGTCCTTTGGGTCAGACTTTGCTCGTATGAATAGCGATATTACAAGAGGATATACTCAAGTATCTGACGCTCATATGGCAATGATGAATGAAATGAAAGCTTATCAACATCAAATGAAGGCAGGTATGTCTGGAGCTAGGGAGGCTCAAATAGAGACTCAATACGGATACTTCCAGCTAGTACAGTCTGCAGGCTCTTATACAGGCTCGGTTGATGAAATGATAGCTAGAATCAATGAGTTAGGTAAAGCTCAAAAGGCTGCAAACGACCAGGCTATCAACTCTAACAGAATGGCTCTCATGAGTATTTATCAAACTATAGGGACTCTTAATAACGCAAGCTCTACTGCTTCCCGTTTCCAGAATAACCTTACTACGATGAATAATCCTCTTTATAACACAAGTAGGCTTGCACTATCTGCAGTAGATTCATTGGACAGATTAGCACGATCTGGAAGCCCTCAGCAGCTAGCTCTAGAGTTCTTAGGAGCAAACGCTTCTGTTAAGCAATACAATGACTTCATTCGTGATTTAGGAACTCAAATGATGGCTTTGCCTGTCATATTTGGATTGGCTGCTGCTGCTGCAACTAAGTTCTATGGAGCTTTACATGGAAGAGCTATGGAAGAAAATACAAAGTACGCTGAAGCTTTCAATAACATGTTGGAAAAGTTAGCTAAAGCATTTGAACCAATGGTCCAAGCGTTTGCTGCTGTAATGACTCCTATGTATAACTTTATTGCTAAACTAGCCGAGATGGTTATTCAATTTAATGAAGCTCATCCTGTATTAGCTAAGTTTATCCAAGGGATGATGATGCTTGTCCCTGCTCTGATGGTAATCCTAACACCTTTAGCTCTAGGGATAGGATACTTTAAAGGGTTAAGAGCTATCTTGTTTGCTATTAAACCTGTCATTATGCCAATCATTACAGGGTTCTCTATGATGTCTGCTCCTGCATGGATATTAGCTGCAGCAATAGCCGGATTAGTAGTAGGGTTTACTCACTTGTGGAAAACTAGTGAAACATTTAGAAATGGAGTTTTAGGAGTAATTGCAGTCATTAAGCAATGGACCGCCTCTTTGATGGACCTTGGAGGGAAAGCCTTAACTGCTACAATTGCAGGATTGAAGCAGTTCGGAGCCAATGCTTTAGAGCTAGGGAAGTATCTCGGATATGTTCTCTTAACAGGTGATAGCTTTGCGGATGTAATTTCAAAATTACCTGCTCCTATACAGGGGATCGCCACAGCACTCTCTCCTGCAATGGTTGCTCTAAATAGCTTTGGTTCAATGTTAGCTCAATTAAGTACTTATCTATGGAGCGTACTCACTACAGGCGATCACTTTAGAGATGTTGTATCTAACATGCCAGCTCCAATCCAAGGGATAGCGAACGCAATAGCTCCTGCCTTAGTTGCTCTTAATAGCCTAGGACAAGCATTTGTCAATTTAGGGAAGTATCTCTGGAGTGTAATCACTGTAGGAGACGTCATGAATGATTGGATTACGCATCTTCCTACAGGATTCCAAAATGCTGCACTCTTAATGGGAACTGCAGTAATGGCTATCCGTACTACTGTTACCTCTATGGTGGAAGCAATAAGGCTCGCTCTAGGTGGAGATACTTCACAACTAGGACAAATATTTATGAATATTATCCCATCTCTAATAGCTATGCTTGTGGGAGGTCTCCCAGGACTTTTAATTACTGCAGCTCGTTTTCTGCCTACGATAGTGCAAGGGATAAACTCAATGTTTCCAATGTTACTAACTACAATTACTACAGTAATAGATACTATGGTTAATTTGATAGTATTGTATCTCCCTAAGTTCATCGAGCAAGGAGTTGCGATACTTACAAAGGTTATTGAGGGGCTTGTTCAAGTTCTCCCTACTGTAGTAACTACTTTGATTAATGTAGCCGTAACAATGATTAATACACTTGTGAATACTATAGGGACATTGCTTCCTATTATCCTAGACGCAGGTATGAAAATCTTAATGGCAATACTTGACGGAATCGTGAATAACCTTCCTAAGCTTATAGATGCTGCATTAAAGATAATGGATACTTTATTAAATGCTCTTATTACATTACTTCCTAAAATCTTAGATGCAGGTATTAAAATCTTAATGGCTCTTATTAATGGGATTGTAAAGATTCTGCCTAATCTAGTAGACACGGCTATCATGCTTGTAAATAAAATTATTGAGATGATTATTACTAATCTTCCTAAAATATTAGATGCAGGTGTAAAAATCTTAATGGCAATCGTTGATGGGATCATAAAAATGCTTCCTAAGATTGTAGATGCTGCAGTTAAGATAATTACTCAACTTGTAAATATCATCATGCAAAACCTACCTAAAATAATTGAGTCTGGTATTAAAATCTTAATGGCAATTATAAAAGGTATTATTCAAATTATGCCTCAATTAGCTGCAGCAGCTCTAAAGATTATCTATGAAATAGCTAAGACTATTATTGCTAATCTACCTCAGATCCTTGCTGCAGGTGTGCAGATACTTTGGTCTCTTATTAAAGGTATCTATTCTGTGTTAAGTAGCTTGTGGAGCGCTATTACAGACAATGTTATCGGAGGAATTAAGAAATGTTTCTCTAATGCAGGTTCTATGCTCCTAAGTGCAGGTAAAGACATAGTACGAGGCTTAGCAGACGGAATTAGTGGAATGGCTTCCGACGCGATAAATGCAGCGAAAAGATTGGCTGGCAAAGTTAAAGAAGCAGTAGTTGGATTCTTTAAGATAAAATCTCCTTCCCGTGTAATGAAAGAAGTCGGTGGTTATGTCACTGAAGGTTTAGCCGTGGGAATTACAGATATGACAAGTGATGCAGTAAAGGCAGCTACTAAAATGGCTGATGCTGTATTAAGCGGCTTTGAAACTCTTTCTAATGACATTGAGCTTGGAAACGTCTTAGGGAATGATAACTTCCAAGGAATGGACCTAGGAGTAACTCCAGACTTCAAGCTCCCTAAGATGGATGATGTTATTAAAGGTTCCGTTTCTATAGCTCCTACTGCTTATGAGCGTATATCTGGGACTTACAAGACTAATAGCACCACTAAGAAAACAGAAGCTCAAGAGAAGCAATCTGATAAGGCCCCTACTTATCTTGTTATGGATAAAAAGGTTGTAGGGGAGGTTATCTCTGAGGACGTTGACAATGCTAATAAGCGTAGAACTAGCAGACTAGCACAGTTCAACCCACAAGTTACCCCTGCTTTCTAGAATAAACTTACGAGCCTTCCTTCTAGGGGGCTCTATTAAATAAGAATAACTAAGGAGGATACTCACGTGACTAGCTTTAAATTCAACGGAATCAAAAAAGATTACCTGTTCATTTTGATGGGGTTTAACCGCTCTGCGTGGGCTCCTATTGAACGAGACATCTTAACGACTCCTGGAAGACCTGGAGGCTACTTGCTGCAAACTAATACTAAAGTCCGAGTTATTGAAGTCCCTGTTATCTTAAAGGCTAGCTCACAAGATGACCTACAGAAGAAAAAAGAAGACTTAGCAGATTGGCTCATACAAGACGAACCGAAGGAGCTTATTTTTGACGATGAGCCAGATCGTACCTACATGGCTTTACTTGACGGGGAAACTGATTTAGATGAATTGATATTCAGAGGAAAAGGATCTATTCATTTTGTATGTCCAATGCCTTATAAACTAGGAGAAGTTAAAACGTCTGGCTTATCTATTGTAGGCTCAGACCTAAAGGCAGTTATTCCTAATAAGGGGACAGTAGAGTCAAATCCTATCGTAGAAATTGACGTACTAAATAAGAGCCCTTTCATTGATATTTGGAACGGTGACGATTATTTCCGTTTAGGTTATCCAACGGGACCAAAAACAAAACTAGTAGCTCAAGAGGATAGAGTCATTTGGGACAAGATGGACAATTTAGGGAAATGGAATCCTCACAATGGGCCGCTTGGCTCACTCTTTGAAGGAGCTGGAGCTATGGAGATAGCAGGGAGCGGACACGGTTTCCGTCCTAGCACTTATGGACCTGTTAAAGAAAATACATGGTATGGTCCAATTCTTAAACAGTCTCTTCCTCCTGGAGGGGCTACAGACTTCAAAGTTGATATGAGACTTTCTTTTGACTCTTTAAGCTATGACAGAATGGGAACTATCATGCTCTTCTTATTAGATGCTAATGACAATATCGTTGCTCAATTAGGAATGAAGGACGAGTACGACACTTCTTCAATCACAAAAGCTTATACAGTCATAAATGATGGACCTGAAGAGAAAACGCTTATAGATGATACTGGAAGGACACCTGGCTCATTCACAGACTTTAGAGGACATGTGATGTTAACGCGAGAGGGAAATACTTGGACAGCTTATTCTGCTTTATATAAGAAAGGAACTTATCAAGATTATGAAACTATCATTGAAACCTGGAATGATGTCAACAAGTCCAATTTTGCCACTACTTCTATAGTCACTAAAGTAGCGATAGGAATCTTCAAATATGGGGATTACAGTCCATTAGATGCTATTTTTATAGAAGACTTAAAAGTGTATAAGAAGTTTAGTGTACCAGTAGATGCAACTCCCTATATTGTGGACCAGGGGGACACTGTAGTTGTAGATACTGAGAGAGCTCTTGTGACAGTTAACGGGAAAGATGCTATCAATATTAAAGAGTTATTTAGTGAATTTCCAGTTGTCAATAGAGGAGAAAATGAAATAATCGTACGCCCTAAGAATATAGGGACTGCCAAAGTAACATACAGGGAGAGATACAGATAATGGGAAAGCGAAAAGGAGATCTTCACATAGTTGATTACATTACAAGACAAGTGATAGCTACTATACGTCCTCATGATTATATTGAGGACAAGCGTCACTGGGAAATAAAGAACTCCATTGATATATTAGATGTTAAATTACTTGAGAGCTCAAAATATATCCCTTATCTTCAACAGCAAAATATCATCTTGAAAGAAACACGTCCAGGTATAATAACACCTTATGTGATTACCTCTGTAGAGAAGGATTCTGCTGCTAAGACAGTTACAATCCTTGCTAGTGGTGAATGGACCTTACTAGATGCTGACGGTTATATTGAACCTAAAAAGTTCGACTCTCTTAAAGCAGAAGAGTATATGAGAATAGCCCTTAAAGGGACTGACTGGGAAGTCGGTAAAGTAGAAGCAGCAGGAACACGTACGCAATACATTAAAGAGTTTGTATCCCCTTTGAGACTTCTTAATTTAACCGCTGCAGAGTTTAATCATTATGAGCTTCAATATAGGGTTACTATCCAGGGAGCTAGTATCAATAAAAGATACGTAGACTTAGTAGAAAAGCGTGGTAGATACACTGGGAAGGAAATCAATATAGGTAAGGACTTGCAAGGGATTACTCGTACAGAAAACTCTGACGGTGTAATTACTGCTCTGGTGGGTTACGTTACTGTCCAGGGAGCAAACGGTCAAGATGAGGTAATTACTGTAGCAGATATTAATAATGGTATTCCCTACGTGGTTGACGAGGAAGCATTTCAACGTTGGAACATTAATGGTAAGCATCGCTTTGGGTTTTATACTCCAGAGACTGATAATCAAAATATGACTCCAGAGCGTTTAATGACTCTGACAAAGGCAGCTCTGAAGAAGCGAGTAGATACTAACTTAGTTTATGGAGTTGACGCTGTTTCGTTGGCTAGAGTAGCAGGGATGTCACATGAGGCAATAAATGAAGGTGATACTGTATACATTAAAGACAAGACGCTTAACCCTCCTTTATATTTAGAAGCTCGTGCGATTGCTTCAGACGAGTCTTTCAAGGATCCCCGTCAAGATAAAATCTATTTCGGTAACTATAGAGAGATAGAAGATGTAAATGATTCTCTCATGAAGGCTTATCAACGTATTTTATCTTCTTTGCAAGACAAAGTACCTGCAGAAGTATTTAAGCAGCTAGACGAAAAAGTAAAAGGTCAGACTGATGCTATTACAGAGGCAGGAGCTAAAGCGGACCAGGCTCATGAAGATGCTAAAACTGCAAAGGATTTAGCTACAGAGGTAGAAAGTAACATGAATCAGATGCAAACGGCTATTATCGAGAGTCCTACTGCTCCTACAGATAAACTAGAAGCAGGAAAAACTCTATGGCTTGACTCCAGTAATTCAACTGCTAAGATATTGAAACTCTGGAATGGGACTGACTGGGAGCCACTTGTACCGGACACTGTAGGGATTACTACAGAGATTACGAATATTAAAGGTGAACTAAGTACAAAAGTTACCGAAACTCAGATGCAGGAATACATTGGAGAGCTAGGTTCTGATAACCTCTTATTGAATACTCAGTTTGTTAAAAAGAAAGTAAATGACTTCGGAGACGTTACTGAAGAGACTCCTTCACTTGAAAGATGGAACCCTGACGCTGATGCTGCTGACAGAAAGATTACCGTAGATGAATCTAAGAGATACAAACAAAGTAGGTCAGTTAAGATTGAATCTACACATACAACAACTAATGTCTGGCATGGTATCTATCAAGATGTACCTGCTTATCAGAAACAAGGAAAGTTCCAATTCTCTGCTATGCTATATACTGATGATAAGTATGCTATCACTCTAGGGGCAGCTTATAAGATAGAGTTCTTCAACGGATCAACTTCAGTAGGTGGATACAAACAAGTTGAGTTCCAAGATAAGCTAGTAGATGGACAATGGACTAGATTCACTATAGATCATGACGCTCCAGATGTTCCAATCACTCATGCACGTATAGAAGTGTGGATCAGGAGAGCTGGTACTGTATGGGTAGCTGAGCCACAGTGTAACGTAGGTGAGAAACTTCCTGTCTATATGGAAAACCCCAAGGACATTGTAAACTATGACGCTATGGTTAAAGAGGTTGCTGACCGTGTGACTAAGTCAGAATTCAATACAGTTAACTCTAGTTATGATACAAAACTCACTCAGACTAATCAGGAAATAAACTTACGAGCTAAATCTACTGATGTTTACACTAAAGATGAAGGTGATGGACGATATGGTAGTAAAGCTGTAGTGGATAGACATGAATCTGAGTTGAAAGTAAATGCTCAGGAGATTTCTCTCCGTGTTAAAGACAATGAGATTGCTGCAAAGTTGAACCTCACAGCTCAGACTGCTTTGATTCAAGCTCCGAAGATAAATCTTGACGGATACGTAGAAGCTAAGCATATCAAGACAGGTAGCTTAAAAGGCGTAGTAATCATGACAGAGGACCCGTCTAGCTCTAATAACCATATGAGACTAGAGAAGCAGAATCTTACTCTATATGGGACTGGAAGGTCACGTGGGTACCTAGGATTCGTACCTACCACAGATGGCTCCTTTACAGAGGCTCTTGTACTCGGAAATGATTACTCTGGAGCAGGTGGTAGCGTCAACGACTCGTTAGTACTTGACCATACGACTCCTAGTGCTACAAACTTCACAGAATCAGTAGCAAGTATAGGTCTTGCTTCCGGGAAGGACGCTAAGGGTAATATTCTTAAGAGTTCATATATTTCTTTTACAAGATATGGCGGAACTAAAATGGCTCTTAAGTCAACTGGCTCTATTGATGTACTTGCATCTGATGATATTTATCTCAATGCAAGCCATTTAGGAGATATCCGCATGAGAGGAAGAGGTTATAGTTTCCTATCTGTAGGGGGATCAGCCGATACATTCTCATTCGGAAAAGAACGTACTCAGATATCAAATGACTTCATAATAAAATTAGATGATACTGTAAACTTAGAAGCGGTTGCTACAACATACCACAATATGCATATCAAGGTTCACAAAGGAGAAAGAAACAAAGAAGGGTTCTATTTCCTTCAGAGATATGACCCTGCCCAGGGGATATATTCATTGTACGCAAACGTAAACTGTAATAATCTGTGGGCAGCTTTTGATGTATCTGGTGTTACTTGGACTCAGCGTTCAACTAGAGAGATAAAAACAGACATCCAAACAATCCAAAGCGATGAAGTAGACGCTTTAATGTTGTTAAAGCCTAGTCAATATTTCTTAAATAAGGATGTAGAAGAGTATGGGATCGACTACTTAAGAGAGCATTCTAGTGATTTCCTTCAATACGGGTTCATTGCAGAGGAAACTCCAGAGCAATTCCAAGGCAAAGATAAAAAATCTGTAGTTCCTTACTCGTTGATTACTGTAAATATTGCAGCCACTCAGCAAATCATGCTAAGACAGAACGAACAACAAAAGGAAATAAACTCTTTGAAAGAACAAAATGTAGCTCAAGAGGAAAGAATATCCAAGCTTGAGGCACTTGTACAACAATTATTAGCTAATTAAGTGAGATTTTCCCTACAGAGCAGCCATAAGCTGGTCTTTTTTATTTTTCCTAAAATACTGGCTTAGATTAAGTTTTACAGATTGAGAGAGGCGAAATTCGTCTCTCTTTTTATTTTGAAAGGAGGTGAAGACTTGGAACAACCAAAACATGATGAATTCAGAGAACTACTAGTTGGATTAACAAGAGTAGAAACAAAACTTGATCTACTTGGAAACGTTAAAGATATCGCAATTGAGGCGCAACAGTCAGCAAAAAGCGCACATTTGCGTGTAGATAGATTGGACAAGCTTGTATTTTGGTTAGGAACAACAGTAATCGGTGCAGTTATTATGGGTGGAATTACAGCTTTATTCAAATTTGCAGGAAAGTAGGAGAGATAATGAACAAAGAAAATATTCAAAAACGATTACGTAACTGGCGCACATGGATTGCGCTTTTTTCATTACTTGGATTCTTATTCACGAAATTCGGCATGCCAGAGGCTGATAATTTTCTGAAAGAGCTTTTACCTTATCTATTCGCAGTAGGTGTTGCACTTGGTATTTGGACTGATCACGAAGATAAAGGAGAAGATGCTTAATGAAAAAATCAATTAAAATCGTTTCCACTTCATTTATGACTATGATGCTCCTGTTTAGCTTTTCCACAGGAGCTTTCGCTGATAGAACGCTTATTATCCCTGATTTACCGAAACAACCATATCGCTATGGTGTAGGCGCTTATGAGGGTGTTGTAGCGCATAGTACAGCAACTCCTGAAGCTCCAGCTATTAATATTCAAAAGTATGAAACTCGTACATGGAGAAATGCATTTGTTCACTATGCTGTTGATTGGAATGAAACCATTCAAATTGCGGATACACGTTACATCGCTTACGGTGGTGGCCCAGGTGCAAATAAACGTTTCGTACACGTTGAACTGTGCGAAACATCTGATTATGATAAATTCAAAGTTTCATATGATAAATATGTGAAGCTGCTTGCTAAAATCCTACGTGACCGCGGTTTATCTGTAGAAAAAGGATTATGGACTCACTATGATGTAACGAAGTATCTTGGCGGCACAGATCATGAAGACCCACTTGATTATTTACGTAGTCACGGTGTTTCTGAAGCTCAATTTAGAGCAGATGTGAAGCGTGCGTACAATAATGCTAGTGCAGACGTTTCTGTTCCTGAGAAACCATCTAAACCAGCAGAAGTACCAACTGCAAATGTTGAAGGAGTTGCATACATTCAAGGTAATAACGTTAATTTACGTAAAGGGCCAGATGCAAGTTATTCTGTTATTCGTCAGTTAAATAAACCAGAATCATATAAAGTATGGGGCGAAAAAGATGGTTGGCTAAATCTTGGTGGGAATCAATGGGTTTATAACAATCCTTCTTACATCAAGTTCGAGAAGAAAGAGCCAGTTAATCCAATTGCAGGA